GATGCGGTCCCGATCTTCGAGAAACTCCGGGACGCCGGCTGCGGCTTCATCTGCGTCCGGCAGGATTACCTGTCCACGCAGGGCGCAATGGCCCGCTTCACGCTGAATCAGACGATCCTGATCGCCCAGCTGGAACGGGAAATGACTTCGGAACGGGTCAAGGCGAAGATGGTTTACATCGCGGAGAAGGGCAAAATCCCGGCCGGCAAGATCCCCCTCGGATATCGCCGGAAGAAAAACGCAAAAAACGAGATTGAGCCCGATCCGGAAACGGCTCCGATCGTTCAGGACATTTTCAAAACCTATCTGGGGCAGACCGAACCGGTCGCGGATCTGAAGCGCCGGTATTCGAAATACATCTACGGCAAAATGCAACTTTACCGGATGCTCCGGAACCGGCTGTATATCGGGGAAGTCGAATACGATGGCAAGATCTATCCCGGCCGGCACGTTCCGATCATCGACCGGGCCGTCTTCGATGCGGTCCAGAATCTTCTTCCGGGCGAACGCCGAGCCCCGCGGCCCGGCCGCCAGATTTACAAGTATCTGCTGCAGGGTCTGGTCTTCTGCGAATGCGGGAAAAAGATGGTCCCTTACAGCGTCAAGAAAAGCGGGAACACCCGGTATTTTTACTACAAATGCCAGGACACCCTCGGCTGCAAATACGCGATCAATGCGGAGCGCCTTGACGCCGAAGTGATGGACGCCGTGAAGGAAATCGCCCTGGATGAGAATTTCATCCGGGATCAGTATCAGGAATGGCAGCGGGAACAGGCGGAGAAGGAACAGCGCAATCAGGCGGAGATCGACCGGTCGGCCGCGCTGGTGGCCGAAGCGAAACAAGAAGTTGACAAGATCGACAATCTGTTCCTGACCGGCGTGGTGACCGCCGAAAATGCCGCCCATTGGAACGCGAAGCTGTCAGCAGCCCGTGACAATCTGGAATTGATCCGGCAGAAACACCAGCAGCTGGTTGACGCCCTGGCGGGGATCTCCGCGAACGATGATCTCCCGTCCCTGCTGCAGGAAATGCGCCGCTGGGTTGACCTTCTTGACCGTGCCGGCGATGACTTCACGATCAAGCGGAATCTGATCCTTCTTGTAGTGAAAAACGTGAAATGTATCGACCGCGAAGGCCACATAGAAATTTCGGTTATGACTAAAGGTAAGAAATGGCGGTCTGAACGGGGTTTAATCATAACTGCACGATTGACGATTACGAAAAGGCGGCAATACCGGGCAAAATGGGCCGGAAGGACCGCAATAAATAGAAACCCCCGAACGGATTACCGGTCGGGGGTGGTATCGGCCTTGATGGGGCCGGATTCGGCAGTTGTCAAGGATTTCTTGACTGCTGCGGTCTGAAAACTTTCCGGTCTTTAAATTCTTCCCGTTTGCCTTTATTCCAGTTGCTTACCGGACGGAAATATCCGCAGACCCGGCTGAAAATCTCACATTTCTGATTGCATTTATTCATCGTTCATCCGGGGCTTCATCGGCTTCTTTCACAAATGCGGAAATACAGGCCTTTTCTTCCTGATTCAAATACACTTCCGGATTGAATTTTACTACGATCCCGCCCTCGGCCGATGCCAGCCATGAATCTTTATTCAAGCCATAAACACATCCGGCAGAAATCACCATCCCGTCTTTTTCGTAAACGTTGGCCATTTTACTTTTCCTCCATCTTTGCTTTCAAAACTTCCTTTACCTTTTCGACGCCTTCCTGGATCGCGGCTTTGATCTTTTCGGCCTTCTCCGGGGTGAGTTTGCCATCGGCTTCCAATTGATCGACATAAGCCAGCGCCCGGGCCTGACCTTTTTCGGCCAGCACCGTGATCACCTGCTGCGTCAATTCCTGTTTCTGTTCATCAGTGAGTTTCAGATCGCAGCCGCGCACGGTAACGGTCAGCAGGATCACGGCAGCGGCGGTCATCATCCAGCCGAGCCATACGGCGTTTTCAATTTCTCGTTTCATGCGTTTTCCTTTTCAGGTTAAAATTTTCCATATTCCCGAATCGTAGTATCGAGACGCTGGAGAATGTTCAATATGGTTTTGTTGGTCTGGTCGATCGACCTGTTATATTTGTCCGTGTCCGGAACGACGGCCGCACCCTGGAAGCCACCCCGGCGCGTGAGATCATTCGTTTTTATCGACAGATCTCCGAAGTTCGGACCTTTCTGCAGGTCGTCAAGCTGCCGGCTCAAATTCAGCAGTTCAAGCGTTTTCTGTTTTTCGTCATCAGTCAGATCGGATCCCTTCGTTTTTCTGGCCCGGTCCAGAGCTTCGCGTTCTTCCGCTTCCTGGGACCGGCCGGCCATCCGGAGCGCCCGGTTATACAGGGAATTTTTTTCGTCCTTCTGGGATTTCTCCAATTTGAGCGCTCCGAGCTGCCGGTTCAATTCCATGATCCGATTGACGCTGTCCTCATCGTAGGCAAGGCCGCGCTTTTTCAGGTCGTTGATGATGGCCTGACGTTTTGCTTCCTCATCCATGCCGTCATTGATCATCTGCTGGATCTGGATCTGATTCTCGAGATCCTGGATCGTGTCCTTGTAATAGGTCTGGGACGCGACTTCCTGACGTTTTTTGATGATGGCCGCAGCTTCTTCCTTAGATAACTTGACGCCCTGCTTCTTCATCTCATTGATGAGTTTGAGCGCCTTGGCCTCCTCGGTGCGGCCCTCATTGATCATCTTCTGAATTTCAAGGGATTCCTTTTCAGCGGATAGGAAATCCTCTTTTTTCTGGGATTTCTCCGTTTCTTTCTGCATTGCAACGGCATGTTCCTTTTCCGTTGTCGATCCTGTATCCTGCAACATCTGAATCTGCTTGCGGAGTTCCTTCACCTTTTCCAGAGAATCAATGACGGCCTGCCATTTATTCATTTCGTCCTCGGTCTTCACTTCATCCCGGAGCGTGGTGGCGTATTCGATTTTCTTATCGATGTCGAGTTTATCGTTTCCGAGCACGGATTTTGTGATCTTTTGAGCGTCTTTTGAACCACCGAGCCAGCGGTCGGCAATAAACATTGCGGAAGTTGCCTGTTTTCCTTGATTCATTACCTTGCTTTGAGTAGCATTCAGCTGATCCTGAAGGACCTGCATCCGCATCTGTTTCTGACGTTCGATGAATCGTTTCTGGGCTTCATCCATCCCGGAAATTTTCCCGGTTACCTGGTCAATAGAAATGCCGAGATCACCGTATCTGGAATTCAACATCTGAATCAGAGACGCGGCTTCTGTCTTGGCCTCATTGGAAAGCCGTTCCTTGTCGGCCAGTTCCTGCAATCTGGACATATAACCGGAATCTTCGGCGGATTGTTTTTCCATAGATGCGCGTTTTTTATCAGCCTGTTGTGAAATAAGGTCAAGTTTTTTTGCATATTCTTCGGCGGACAAGGTCATCCGGTCCCAGATCGAGACGCCGAGCGAGACCAGAGCGCCGAAGGCGGCAGTCAAGGCCACGACCGGGCCGGAAGCGATCGAAGAAATCACACTTCCGAGCGATCCGAGGGAAGAACCGGCCGCGGATCCTAATGATCCGAGCAATCCACCGGCTTTTGAAACACTTTTTCCGAAATTATTCATGCCCGCGGAGGCAGTTCCGGCATTTTTAGAGGCCGAACGGGCGAATCTTTCCCCTTCTTTCCGGGCCTGGGCGAGTTTGGCTTCGTAATCTTTTATGTCGAGGGTAATTTTTCCGATGGCAGGCATGGTAATCAGCTTTCAGTTTTCAGTGATCAGTAATCAGTTTTTCGATTGACGTGTTCCTTGATGAATTTTTCTCCGAGGGCGTCCACATACTGGACGATCTCCCGGGAAATTTCACCGGAAGTGCGTTTTCGGATCAGTCCCCTGGTGTCGTTTTTCCGCATGGCATCGACATAATAGAAGAAACAGGTGGAAAGCGGCAGGTTGAACATCACATCGGCGGCTTTTTCATTGGCTTCCTGCGCGACTACGGAACAGAGCCGGACGAGCCAGTCGGCATCATAGCAGGGCGGTTCGGAGGACGATCCTTCCGTCTTCGGCAGCATCTCAAGCGGCCGGAAAGCGAGTTCGACAGTCTGCATCAGTTCCTTCGCTGCGGCCGGATAATCGAGACCGCACGCTGGACAGAAACCGGAAGCGACCGCGGGAAGTTCCTCGACCCCGCAGTCCAGATCACGGATACCGTTGGCCAGCAGATACAGGAAGATGTCGGTGTCGGATTCGGTAACTTCGCGGATCCGGGTGGTGTATCTGTTGTTGATGCCCCAGAGGAACGCCCAGACGGCGGGGGTCAGCGGCTGGATCGGAAGATTCCCGATCCGGAACGATCCGCGGAGGATCTCCATCAAGGAGAAAAACTCCGCGTTGTGATCATACCTGGACCGATTGAGTTCCGCCAGATGCGGATCGGCATTCAGGAGATCCTGGAATTCATCGGACCGGGCGAGAAAAATACGTTGTTCGGTGGTGAGCATGTCACAAGTCTCAAGTTTCAAGTTAATGGGGCTGATGAGGCAAATAAGCCGGCCGGGGATGCCGGCCGGCCTTTACGCTGGCGATTCCGGTTATTCACCGGGCGTCGTGGTCGTGGGACCGACCGGGGTCACACCCGGAGCTCCTTCGGCGGAAATATCAACTTCGGCGTATCCGTTATTGGATTGCGATTTCGTGAAGCTGGTGATGATGTAGGAATCCGATCCGACCGAAATCACATCTCCGGCCTTGGCAGTAACCGATCCATCGACCAGACCTTTGATAGTAACCGAATTTTTTGCACCGTAACCGTTGATGTCGGTAATGTTTCCATTTTCGTCCATTGCCTGGGCGGTTTCAATAGAACTGCCTTCCTGGATGGACTGAATGACGATCGAGGACACTCCGGTGCTGGTGGTGACGATGCCGAACTGACGAGCCATAATATACTCCTTGTTGTGGGGTTAGAAAGTCAAATTGCCGACTGCAATCTTGAAATCGACAGTAAACATGAAGCGGTCCGCATCCTCCCGGATGGCCGCGTTGGATATCTGAAGGATGCCGTCCACGGTCACACCGGTGGCGGCGGTGAGGGTTGAAGGGGTGAAAGCCAGCACGGACCGCATCACGTCCGCGAAGGTGGTCCGGATGACGGTCTTGGAAGTGTCCACGCTGGCGAAGGTCAAACCGAGGATGGAAAGATGCACGAAGAAATCCGGCAGCCCAGGATTGATCTGTTCGAAGCGGGTGATCTCGCAGGTGACTTCACCGTTTCCCACCGGCACGGATGTCGGATCGAAGGAATCGGTCTTGTTGACGCCCTGGGCGGTGAGGGTCAGGGAATTCAGGATGCCGGAAACGATGTTCTTCATGATTCCGGATCCGGCTGCCGCGGGGATGGATTCTTCGCTCATAGGTCGTATTTCCTTTTCATGAATTTGTTGATCCGGTCATTCATGGAACGGACCGCGGCGATCGATGCGTTGGTGTCGGTCTCCCCGAGGAAAGATGCACCGGTCCGGATCGCCTCGTTGGTGATCGTGACCTCGTGGCGCTGCCTGTCAATATGGACCTTGTTCAGTGACGCCATTTTCGAAAGTTCCGGCCGCTTGGACACATATTCCCGGAAGGCGGGGGGCATCTTGCCGGAAAGTTCGGAGAACTGCAATCCCCAGGCGGCGCGGGTGAGCCCGCGGTATGATTCATGAGCATACCGTTCGGCCTCGGCCATAGTCTTGCAGAACTTCCGGACGGGGCGTTTTCCCTGCCGGAAAATCTTGACCATGTAGAGATATCCTTCCCGGACCAGCCGGCCGTAATAGGACCGGAACTTACTGTCCGAGCTGCGGACCAGTTCCAGCAGATCATAAACTGGACGGCGGCCCTTGAGCGGAGCCGTGTCACTTTGCCGATACCAGATCCCATCCATGTAATATATGGGATCAATCGGTTTATGAAAACTCGGTGGCGAATGCTTCGAGGCGCTGGTGGCGTAAGCAGACGCGCCGGTGACGAGGATCTTGTCCATCTCCTCGGCGGTCTCCTTCCGCATCCGTTCAAGATTGCGTTCGAAGGATTCGCGATCGATTTTCAGTTTGATCTTCTGTTCGGTATGGGTCGGCATTTTTTCACCTGGTGGATTTGCTTTTCAGATTGATCCGGTAAACGAGGGCGGAGGAATCGAGCACGACAGACGAAACCCGATACTCCACGCCGTTGAACGTGACGAGGTCGTTTTTCTTCGGAACAGCGGGAAGATCAGCGGCCCGAGCCCGAAGGAAGAAGGACACACCATCATCCAGACCGAATTCTCCGAGCTGCGGATCGGCGTTGATCTCGGACGCAATGACCGTGACGGTCGAGCTGCCGAAGGTGGCCGTTTCCGTGAAGTCGGGATTCTGAAAAATGTCGTTGGTCGCCACGTCGAACGGGTTCATTTTTTCGCCTTCTTCGCGGTTTTCGATTCGGCGGGCTTCGATTCGGCGGGTTCGGCCTTGGCCGGATACCGTTCGATGATGCGGGCAAGACCGGAACCAATCAGGATCATGGCGCCGGCCTTGTCCCGGTCGGAAAGATCATCGAGATCGATCAGCGCCCCGGCCTGACAATTCCGGCCGAAGACGATACAGCTGGAGATGATTTGCAGAAATCTTTTCATAGATACTCCTTGAAGATTGAAATTATTTCATCGGGATGGATCGAACGCATGGCCGGACAATTGCGGCATTCAGACTGCCAGCAGCCGGGGGCTTCTCCGCGGCAGGTCGGGCGGCTGATCCAGTGCCAGGTGACGCCATCGCGCCGGTAAGAGTTCGCCCAGTTTTCGGGCTCGCGTGCGCCGGCGATGGTGATGCAATGGCGGGGCTTGTAATTCTGAATCCCGGCAATGTGATGAAGCTGGGAAATGCCGGTCAAAACGAAATCGGCATGATAAACGAGAACGGCCAGCTCCCGGATGGAAGTCTGACCGATCAGATTGACCGCCCCGGGGATCACCCGATGAAAATCCACGCTCCGGCGTCCGGCTCCGACCTGGACAAACCGGACGCGATCCTTCAGCACATCGACCACGGCGGCGAAATTCTCCCAGCCCCAGAACTTGACCGGCACATCGGACTTCCACCCCGCATTCAAAACGCAAAGCGGAAGATCAGACGGGAACGGGGAAAACTCCCGTTCGAAGTCATCCGGCCAGAATTCCGGGGCGGTGGTCCGCTGTTCCAGCCGGATCCCGGTTTCCCGTTCGAGAAACCGGTAATATTCCCCGGCCAGGGAGGCAGCCGGATCGGATCCGAAGAACCGGACATCATCCCGGACGAAATCGGGATGGAAATCGAAGACCAGATACCGATCCGCATGCCGGGAGGAATACCAGGGAACGGCAAACGGATTGCCGCGAAGGATGTCCCCGAACGGCTGATCAATGAACAGCTGATCATCCGGGCGCTGCTCCGCGAAATCACGAATGAACGGAACAGCAGCCCAGACATCGCCGGGGGCATACGGGATCGAGAATCTGATCTTCATTCTGTCATCGCCTTATCAGGACGCGGAAGCCACGCGCTTGACGAAGCTGGCGGGGTTGGTGATGGCGATATCGGCATACAGACGGGCCAGCACGGTGATCGTGCCGGACTTGATGCCGGTCTTGTCATCGATCTTGATCTCGAGGCCGCCCCAGTTGCCGATCACGACATTTTTCCAGACGCCGAGATAGAGGTCATTGGCAGTCAGACCGCCGCAGACGTTCACGGGGAAGCCGTTCATCTTGTCATCTTCGACCAGGAACCGGCCGGATCCGGCATCCTTGCTGATGCCCATGAAGTTGGCCTTGGTGACGCCCTTGGCGATCCAGGCAAGATCCCCGTCTTCGATCTCATAATCCGCGACCTTGCCATACATGTCGAGGATGTCGTTCCAGGTGATCGATGCCATATTGGCGATCACTTTGGTCTGGACGCCGGTGGTGCCGTCGACGCCGAGGATCTCGGGATCGGCGTTTCCGGTCAGGATGGAAAGATCGAGTTTCCGGGCCAGCTGGGCCTGAAGGTCATCGATTACGAACGCGATCGCGTCCGGATTGCCCTGGGCAATCAGATCTTCACCGACATCGACATAAGCGGAGAATTTTTTCGGGGTCAGGACGGTGCTGCCGACCGTGGGTTTGGTCTTGGAGCTGGTGGAGTTCATCGCGCCGATGCCGACCGTGACCGCGCCGGTCTGGGTGGGGATATCGACATTACCGACCAGGCCGGTCAGGACGGTTGCATTCTTGACGCCCATGCGGGTCCGCAGGGACTGAATGAACAGGTCCGCACGGTGATCGGTTCCGATCATACCGGCACCGACCCCCGCCCCGCCGTTGAATTCACCGTCACGGAAAGAAAGCATGATGGAACTGTTATTCACAAAAAGGCCGGAACGGGAAGCGAGTTCATCGCTGACGGAACGCTCGAACGAGGCGTCGATTTTCGGGTTGATGAGGGACTGGAAGGCGCGGACAAGGGAATACTTGTTTTCGGGCATGGTGTTGATCCTTTCTTTAGGAATGTTGAGGGAACGGATTTTTTCAGGGGAAATGGCTTTCTGCCGGAGCTCGGCAGCACGCTGACGGTTCTGCTTGACTTCGGGATCTTCTTCCGGCTCGGCCGGCTTTTCCGGTTCGGCCGGTTCTGCCGGTTTTTCCGGCTCGGGCTGTTCTTCCTGATCCGGAGCGGTTTCCGGTTCGGCGTTTTCGGGATTCTGGTTTTCCTTTTCTTCGGCAGCCGGTTCGGGCTGCGCTTCTGATTTGGCGGGCATTGGTGCTCCTTGGTTGGAGTTGACGGACATAGAGCGATAAAAGCCGACCGTTGGATCGGCCGGCACACCTACTGCAACAGAGACTTCGAACGGGGTCCACCTGGTGAGGTCGCGGAAATTGACGCCGTTTTCCCGGACCGGAACGACCGTATCCGGACAATATCCGATGGAAACATTCGGAAGGGTCCCGTCCACGATATCGTTGAAGATGGTCACGGCCTCGGGATCGTTCTTCCGGAAGCGGGCGCGGATGGCCAGTTTGCCATCTTCGACCCAGGCATCGGTGATCACGCCGAGGATGATATCGGGATTATGGTTCTTGAGGATGGAAGCGCCGCCTTTGAGGCGGGTCAGATTGACGGCCTCCGGCGTGATCACGAGGCGCTCGAAATAAGACTGACCATCGAGATCGAAACGTTCATACGGTTCACCGCTGGCGGCGGTGAACGTGATTTCGAGGTTTTCAGGATCGGGATTCGGATTCATGAAAGCTCCTGGTTATGATTATTTTCAGCCTGGTCAGGGCTGGGAATTGGAGGGCGGACCATAAAGGGGATCGATGCCGCTTTCAGTTTGGCTTGCCATTGGCTCCAGCGGTCGAACAGTTCATCAGGATCGATGCCGCGGGATTCCAGTTCGGTGATCGGATCGGTGAGCAGCAGGTCATATTCTTTTTCCTTGGCGGAAATTTCCTTGACCGGATCGACCCACGGGAAGCGGCGGCCGAAGAATTTATGAGGAAGGCAATCGGTCATTTTTGCGACCGGGATGAATTCATTCATGGCCAGAGCGCGGATGAAGTCTGAGAACTGGAACGATTTCCAGTTCTCAATCAGGAAGCGCTGAAGTTCTTCGAAGCTGGCACGGTCTTCCAGTGTGGCCTCCCGGAGGGATGAGTAATTGACGGCCTCGTAATCACCGGCCGCCTTGTTGTAGGAGATCCCGAGGGCGTTGGCAATGCTGCGGAGCATGTTTTTCCAGAATACGCCGAACTGGTTGTTCGGGCTGGTGTTCTGGAGGAACTTGGCAGTATATCCCTTCGGCGCGACCGGGAAGATGCCGGGCTTGATCTCCCGGATGAATTCGCCCTTGTCATCGACTTCATCGATGAGGTCACCGGCAGACTGGCCATTCCATTCCCAGACGCCCATTGCACACGCCTGAATGCGGGCATGGACGATCTCGGCCTCCTTGTAGGCGTCCATCTGTCCCAGGTTCATGATGATCCCGGCCAGCTCGGTATATCCGCGGGCCTGGTCGGAGAATTTCTTCCGGAAAATATGGAGGATGTCGGCGGCGGGAATCTCCTCACGAACACCGGACAAAGTGTAATAATCTCCCTTTGACTGACAGAGGTAAAAGGATTTTTCACGGCCGCGGCAGTCATAACGTACACCCATAACTACGCGTTCACCGTCGCCGGCATCCTCCACGTTGTAAAGCGGACTGATCTCGAGGGAATCCAGGACTTCATACCGGTATCCGAACCGGGACGCCGGATCGAAGATACGGCGGATGAACACCTCGCCGTCGATGATGAGGGTCCGCAGCACCAGAACATCGAAGTCCCGGCCGGACTGGTGTTCATCCATCGAGACGAAAGCGCCGATCCGGGAATTGTATTTCCGCCAGAGGGATTCGATCTCGGCGCGGAATTTGCTGTCCTTCGCCTTGCTCTGCAGCGTGAAACCTTCGGATCCGACAATATTGCGGCGGAGGTTCTCGAGATACCCGATCACGAATTCATTGTTCCTGGCCAGATCCCGGGCGCGGAGGGTCATGGCGATGTAATCGCGCTTCAGGTCGGCGTTGATCTTGGAATAGGAAAGCGCCCAGTCGATCAGGCGGTTGTTGTTGGCCGCTGCGAAACTGCGGAGATAGAGATCCAGGGAGTTTGATTTTGCCGGTTTCTTCCGGCGAAAGAAATCGAAGATTTTCATGGGGTCAGCTCCTCCGGAGTTTGCAGACTTGAGCAGTCGGTGAACCGTGGCCCTGTTCCCTGGCCACGATGCGGGCGAAGTAATCGCGCCACTTGAGAAGTTCTTCGATGGAATTCATATATTCGATGCTGCGGTCACCGACCGTGATCTTGGATTGCTGGATCGTCAAGGCACGGCCGGCGATCTTGGCATCCAGCGCTTCCAGAGTCTTGACGGCATCGGACCGGGGATCGTAACCGTCCGCAGCGTGGGCGAGATCCTGGCGGACGGTGAACTTTCCTTCGGAGAGGACCGCACCGTCCGCGTCGGTGAACTGGAAAAAGAAGACGCCGGGGGCAAGGATGGAAAAAGCGGAAAAACCATCCTGAACAGAGACAACCACAGAAGCCGCCCCCGACGCCTTGTAAATCATTGAAGAAGCTCCTGGCGGAGCCTGGATCCTGATGGTGGAATTGGTGTAAAAGATCAGATCAGCAGACATCATACCTCCATTTGCCAGTATTCGTTCGGGTCGATGAAATTGACGGTATGGATGATGTTATCGACATATTTTGTCCGCTGGTTCGTGCATAAGGCAATGTCCCGAGATGACATGCCGGGATTCAGGTAATGCAGCTTGAGGATCTCCCAGCGTTCCGGATATTTGGAAGCCCAGTCGGCCAGCGCGACGATATTGGAGAAGGTGAGCATCTTCAGCCGGGACTTGTTGTATCCGGAAAGCTGAACCTTGACGGCATCCGGCAGATGAATGACCGACTGCTCCGCCTGTTCCGCTTCCTTCAGCAGATCAAATATGTCTATGGTATCACCCTTCACGTCCTTCATCGTTTATTTTTTTCCGTATCGGTCATTGAATTTTTCGATCTGGGACCGGCCGTGTTTGTCCTTATTCGCCCGGAGTTCGGTCAGCTGCGTCTGAATGCTGATCAGCTTGTCGTATTCCGGGAGATCGCGGCCGGTCTGCGAGAGTTCAAGATCGACCAGACGAGCGATCTGATCCAGTCTCGAACCGCCTTTGATCAGATCGGAGATGCCCTTCAGCTGCTGTTCCGTCATCGGCCGGAGCAGATCCAGCAAGTTGGAAAGTTCCGGCGAAAGAAGAAATCCGGAAGGATCGGGGGCCGATATGACAGGTGCATCAGCCGCGACCGGATCCGTTCCGGATGAATCTTCGATATCAGCGACCTTGAGGAATTCGTCCGCGATCCGGTCGATGGTGGCGGCATCCTTGAAGCGGTAAAGTTTCAGGATCAGGATGCCGAGTTTGGAAATATCCATGATGTATCCCCCTTCTGTTGTGGTTGTGTCTCTATAAAAAGGTGCGAAATGCAAAAGAAAAGGGGAAGAAAAGCGCCGGTTTCATGCGTGAAAGCGGTGGAAAACGGCGCAAAGAAAGGACGCGATCACTCGGCGGCGGCGTGGCGTTCATCGTAGGCCCGCCAGCGGCGCAGCAGGGCCGGAGATTTGCCGACCCGGAAGCGCTGACGGCGGAAGGATTTGACCGCGAAATCGATGGCGAAGTATCCCATCTTCAGCACATCGAACGCATCATGGACCGCATCGGAAAGCGGCTTCCAGTTCTCGGGCAAATGTCCGGACCGGCGCGTTTTATCGGGCTGGACGCAGGATATTTCCGCCTGATACTTCTTGTCGAGCGTGTCCGGCAGGTAAAGGTAATTGGTCTGGCGGTTCTTCTGATTGTAGAGCTGCCAGATCAGAACACGCTGGAACGCCTTGGCATCGACGATGATCATCCTGGGATTTTTCTGGGAAGGTTTCCAGGTTTCCCCCTTGAGCGATGCACCGGCATACATGATGACGTTCCGATGGGCGGCAGCATAATCGGCAATCTCCCGCTGGCGATGGCCGCGATAATCGACCACGTGGAAGACCGGCGCGATCGATTCACCATCCGCGAAACGGACCGGGGTGTTCAGGAGATCCTCAACGGTCCGGACCGGTTCACCGTTCCGGCGCTCGATCTCCTCCCGTTCGGCCGCACCGAGCCAGAGATACGGGACGTTGTCGTAGTGCATCAGATAGAGGTTGTCGCAGCAGTCCAGGGCGAAGACGCCGGTCGGGCTGAACAGGTCCTGGGTGTCGGAAACCACGAAAACCATCTCGATATCTTCGGCCCGGGGTGGTTCGTGGAAGAAATGGACCTTCAGGTTCTCCAGGTCTTCGGTTGCGATATCTCGGGGATGATACGGGAGGCCTTTGTATGAATTGTCGAGTTCGTAATGGGCCTTGATGTCGGCACGCTTGCCACATTCCAGGATCTTGGCCGCGATCCGGGACCAGCTCATGAACGGGAACTGGCTGCAAAGTGCGCCGAACTGGAAACTCGGCATCAGATCGATCCGTTTGGGGAACTTGTGGACGTAAGCGCCGGCGCGGTTCATCGCCGCCTTGTCCGCTTCGCGGTGTTCGTGGTGGCAGACGGGGCAGATCAGACGCTCGGAACCGGGCGTGGAGACATAGAGCTTCCGGACCTCGTCGTACTTCGATTCAAACTGAAAATTGCCGAAGTCGCAGCTCCTCATGGTCAGCTTGTGGCAATGCTGACAGCGGAGGGTCCAATATCCTTGTGACCCGGCCAGGAACGCCTTCCATATCGGGCCGTCCGTGGTGGTCGGAGTGCAGACGCGGTAAAGGATCGATTCCGAATAGGACCGGCCGCGCTTGCGGGTGTCCTCGGATGCGTCCAGATTGCCGACGATCGGAAAGTGATCCTCCTCGTCCAGGACGCGGATCTTGCAGGACTTTGACATCACCTTTTTCCCGGCACCCTGGAAGAACATGCTGGCAGCTCCGAAAATATACTGGTCCTTCTTCGAACTGAACGGGCGTTCGAGCTCGGCAGCCAGGGCGGGAATCTTGCGGATCAGTGGTTCATATTTGGTTCGGTTGATGTCGGCGGCATCCTCGTCGCTCGGATAGACGCAGAGATTCGAACAGGGCTTGTCTATGAAATTGTAGAGCACACCGATGACCTCGAGCAGGGTCTTCCCATGTTGTTCTATCCCCGCGACCGCGACCTCCCGGATCTTGCCGGAGAAATCCCAGGCGCGGAGGGGTTCGATCAGGAAGGGCGAGAGCTCGAAGTCCAGGCGGGAACGTTCGGCGCTGATATCATCGGAGAAGTCGATATTGTCCTGCGCCCAGGCGATGATGTCGCGGTGCTCGGCCACGTTCCAGGCATTGCGGACCGCATCACGGACCAGGTCAATCGCATCCATGTTCGATCATCCTTTTCCGGAAGGCGGCCTCAAAATTGGCGCTGCAGCTGTCGATCAGCTTCCGGAGTTCGGCCCGCTTGGCAGCGTTGAGACGGAGCGCGGCCAGACCGGCCTTGACCGGGGCGAAGGCTCGGACGTATTCCTCGATGAAGATCTCCGCGGTCTCCCGACGTATGGCGTCCCGGTTCTCCTTGAGGCGCTGGCGCTGCAGCTCGATGTCGGCGCGGAGTTTCTCCAGCTTGGCATCGGCCAGGGGCTGATTCTGGGCCTCCGGAGACGAGGCGGGGACCGTGATCCGGGAACTTTCCGCCAGATCCCCGCGGACGCGGCAATCCCGGCCCGTCTTGCCGTTGTGTTCGATGCGTCCGGCCTTGACCGCCTGGCGGACGGCTTCGCGGGAAATTTTGTGCAGTTTTGCGTAATCGGCCATGGTGAGCCATTTCTGGGCCATAAGGACCTCCTTTGTCAAGTTGTCAAGTGAAATTTTGTCAAGTGAAATTTATTTTACGATCAAGCCTGGCCGCCTGACCTCGTTTTTGGCCCCCCTCGGGGAAGGACCCGCGACCCCCGGCCCCCCTCCGGACCCGACCCCCCTCCCGACCCCGGTCGGGACGGGTCGGCCCGCCGTCCCGATCCGTCACTTCGTCCGTCACTCATGACGGGCCTTTTTGATCTGACGGATCTCCAGCAGCGTCCGGATCTCGGGGTATTGGTCGGCCGCCCGGTGGACGTGATAGCTCAAGTTCTGCCGGGTCGTGTCCAGCCTCCGGGCGATGGACGCCATCGACGCCAGCGGATCGGCCAGCAGCTCAAGGATCATTTCGAACAGTTTCCGGTCGGACCGGTAAAGTTCCGCCAGGATGTCGATCATCCGGGTGATCCGGATCTCGTCCAGGATCTGATTCCGCACCGTGTTGTAAACCAGGGCGATTTCCTCATCCGGGAAGCCGCGCCGGACCTGCCCGATCAGTGTCCGGATGTCATCGATCAAATATTCGTTCATGGGTTCTCCAGCTCCTCGATGATGATCATGATTCCGGACATATCGCCGTGCCAGCGTTCGACCGTCTCGATGACCAGCACGTTGTCATCCGGCCAGTATCCGAGATCGGTCATCACGTCTTCCACGCCCTTCAGGATGTTGACGCCGTCCGGCCGGGTGGTTTTCAGGACCGGGCGGCCGCCGTTCTGCTTTTCCGATTCCCTGGTATGTGGCCAGGTGATCACCAGCCGGAAGGACAGCGGCCCCTTGAAGGGCTGCGGCGGCCGGTATTTCTCCAGGATCGCCCGCCACTGGGCGAAAGCCAGCCGCGCGTTCGCGGTCCGGTGGAAATTCTTGTCCCGTTGCTGGAACGTGCTTTTCGGTGGGATTCCCTCCCAGCGGACTTCATATTTTCTTTTCATCGGGCGGCCTCCTTCTTTCTCCGGATCATCAGGAAGGAGTTTACGACGAAAAGATCCGGAGACATCAGGCCGTTTTCTTCGAGGACCTTTTTCACTGCATTGATCTTCAGGTTTCGGGTTTCATAGGTCCCGTAACTCTTGAAGTGTTCAGTTTCTCCTGCCTTGTCGATGATTTCATTGCAGCGCATTTTGAATTCTTCGATCCATGGCTGGATGTTTCTGATATCAACCAGAAGCTGGTCCGCGGTTTTTTCGTTTTCTTCTTCTTGGAACGCTTTCAGACTTTTTTCAAGTTTGTGGATTTCTTCGATCATTTTTTTCTCCTGTTCTTGGGGCTATGGGGCTTTTTTGTCCGCCGTCCGGCTGACGGCTGACGGGATGAGAGAGAGGGGGACCGGCATATTCAGAGCCGGGTCCCACTCCCTCACCATCTACGGCAGACGGCTGACGGAAGCGGAAGCGCGGTTTTTTCTTTTATATATTTTGGGGGTATGGGGGTTTCTCATACTTCCGCTTCCGTTTCCGTTACAATTCCATCCTTTCGGATAAAACCGGCGTTATCAATCCGGTCACGGGCGGCTCGATCCGAGATATCCAGATACGCCGCGATATCCTTTACGGTGGCCCGTCCATTGACGCTGACGGCATCAAACGCCATCCGTGTTTCATTGTTCAGATCGACCTGCCGTTTTTCCTTCTCGGCGGCTTTCCGTCTTTCTTTTTCTTCCTTCTTGGCTTTCTCCTTGGCAGCCTTCGCTTCGGCCTTTTGCTTTGCTTCTGCTTCCTGCTGCTCTTTTATTTGCTGATCTTCAGCGGCCCGTTGTTCCGCTGTCATCCGCGATCTTCGGAGCTGGTCTTGTTGCCATTTTGGAAGCTGGTCTTCTCCGACCTGTAAAGAATCCTGCAATAGTGTATCAACGTCATCACTAAACACATGAATTGGATACCGGAAAAACGCGTGCCGGTCTTCGAACGCCGGAAATTCGCGGAGGATGCCGCCGATCCGCCAGCCGGTCATATTCTCCGCCGCGCGAATCTCTTCGCCGTTGATCTTGTCCGCGTCCGGTGTTTTTTCCCGTGCCAGACTGATCAGGACATTCAATTTCTCTGTGTCCTCCATGTCAAGGCTGTTTTTCCATCCGGGCGCTACCTTGTTTAGCAGCCGTTGTAAATTCCGAACCTGAAACAGTGTTTTGATCTGTTCCCGCCGATCATCAGAAATATCCAGTTCCACCATGTCGATCAGAGCGTCCGGGTCACGCGCAAATACACCGGAGCCGGACGCGCGGTCCTGCGCCCGTTTCAAAACCTGTTCGCCCTTGGAATGATGGTGGCAATAGATCACCGAACATTTCAATTCAGCGCAGATCTTATCGAACTGATTGCAGAACTTGGCCATCTGATCGGCGCTGTTCTCGTCGCCGGTGATGACCTTGTAGATCGGATCGATGATCACCGCCGAATATTTCCGTTTCATCGCCCTGCGGATCAGCCGCGGGGCCAGTTCGTTCATCGGCAGCGACTTCCCCCGCAGGTTCCAGACATCGATGTTCGAGATCGTCGGCTTCGTGATCCCTTCGGCCTGATAGATGTCCTTCAGACGGTGGAGGCAGGATGCCCGGTCCAGTTCCAGGTTGACGTATAACACGCGCCCCTGCCGGCACGGCCAGCCGAGCCACTGATGACCTTCCGCGATGGCGATCGCCAGCTCCAGCAGCAGGAAACTTTTGCCCGCCTTCGATGGGCCGGACACCAGCATCTTGTGTCCCTGCCGGAGGACGCCTTCGATCAGACAGTCCGCCAGCTCCGGCAGATGATCCCAGACCTGATCCAGACATTCGACCTCCGGAAGATCGTCGTTTTGCGCGGCGATCCAGTCGGTCCATTCGTTCCAGGAACTTTTCCCGATGTTCGTGGCCACCAGCCGCTGACGGACCCCCTTCCGGTCCACGCCGGGCATCCGGGACAAGCGGGATGGATTCCGGTTCTTCCGGTCGATCTCCAGACCGTTCTTCTTGCAGATCTCATACAGGAAATCGACCCGCTGCTGATATTCCTTGTAGTCGGACGCTTCGATCCGCACGATGGCGTGGAGACTTTTCGATCCGGAATGCACCAGGGCGGCGATCGGCAGCTCCAGCTTCCGGTATATGGTGTATTGCTCATTGATCCCGATCTCGTCCGATTCCACCAGGGCGAACCGGTAATCGGTCACGCACGCATCGGAAACGCCTTTCCCGTTCAGCGGATTGAACCGGATCCACGCGCCGCATTCGGGCTCGATGTCTCCGATCACCATTCCGAGATCTCCGTCACATGCCGCCAGATCGTTCAGGATCTCGCCGGCCGTGGTGGTGAACACTCCTTTCCCGCCCGGCAGCCATTTCCGTTTCCCGTCCGCATCCGGTTCCGACTGGAACGCGGTCACCACATACCCGATATACTCATCGTTCCCGAACAGCGTCCGGATGTATTCGGCCAGCTCCTGGGGACCGGTCTTTCCGGTCGGCGGCGGCAGCGGCTCGATCTCCAGCCATTCCTTCCGGATGATCTTCTCCGGTTCCTTCTTCGGTGCGTCAATGATCGGGTCGTAATAATAGATCGGCCGGTCCATCGGGATCTCGGCGTACATCTCCGATTCGTACGGGACCGGTTTCGGCGGCGTTCCTCCGTGATCCTTGCAGAGCTTCACAACGGTCGCCACCGTCACGCTGTCCCGGCCCTTGTCCAGTCCGTCCCAGCGGGACAAACAGTCATTCGGCCGGTAACGCTTATCCGACCGGGACCAGCTGTCCCAGATCGATACGTCTCCGCCTTCGTGTTTGATTGCCGAACCGATCTGCAGCCATTCATCATACTGCAGCGCGGCCGGATCGATCTGTCCCAGGCATTCGCTTATGATTTCGATGTTCGTCATGATTCCGTGATCTCCCGGAGACAGATGTCGATCCGCTGAATGAATGCTTCCGCGGCCGGTTTGAGATTGTCCCATTTCCCTTCCTGGATCCGGACGAACATCTTCCGGATGAAAATCATCTCGTTGCAGAGCAGCATGATTTTTTCCCGGAGATCCTCCGCGTCCGCTTCAGCGGCAAACTGCCGGATGTCTTCCGGGAATTCCCCGTTGATGTATGAGTTGTGAT